AGTTAGGTATTATCTTAGCACCAACCGGTACGGGTAAAACAACAATCTTAACTAAGATTGCCAACACCGCTTTTAATTTGGATAGTAATGTTTTACAAATATTTTTAACATATTCATAAAGGTCAACTGAACGGCGTGATTTAGGGTTGTGTTCCATTACGTTAAAAAAGCGTTGGCACACAATGTTTTTTTCTAATGTTAAAATGAACTCAAATTTAGTGATTGATTGCTCGTTACTCATAGTTTTTGATTTTAATAATTCTTTTATTTTTTTCTTTTCTTGTTAATCTTAAGAAAGGATTTAAGAATTTGGCAAATGCATCATCTGATTTTGGTAGGACATTATTAATTCCATCTTCCGTCATTAATTTGATTGCGTTCTTGTATGACCTTCCTTCTGAGTCAAGATTCTCCCCAATTAACTGGTCTATATTTCCCTTAGCATCTTCGGTTAATAACGGTTCATCTAAGTTAACAATTTTATTGTTAATTTCAAAAAACTCATCACCAAACACACCGTGTTTTGTTACACCAGTTAATAAATTGGTTATTAGTTTATTATTTTTATCTTGTTCGAAGATAACATTGCTTTTTTGTATAATGTCATCTAAAGATAGTTTTTTTGTTTGTACTTCAGGGAAGAGAGTAATCAATCGTTTGATACCCATATTTTTAATACCGGAGATATTATCGGATGGGTCGCCGCATAATATCTTTATAATTTTAACATTTTCAATTAAGACATCTTCATGACTATACTTGATAGTATCATTGACACTATAAAGTTTATGATGCGATGGGTTATAAATTTTTGTGTTTTCGGAAACTAATTGAGTTAAGTCTCCATCTGAGGAATAGACTATTTTCTTTTCCTCTGGTGAGTTCTTTGTGTAGTAAGCGATACAATCATCGGTTTCGCAGAATTCGTACTCTCCTTGGCGAACAAATAGCTCCTCAAGGTATTGTTTAACTCTTTCTCTTTGATAATTGTATGAATTTAATTCTTCATCACTACGAAGTCTACTTTTTCTATTTTCTTTATATAGATGATAAACTTTTCTACGTGATGATGAACCTTCATGTCCGTCCCAAAATACAACAATCTTATCTAAGTGATATTCTTCAAAAGACCTTCTAAGGGTATTGAGGAAATGATATATCCCCCCAATATGATTCCCCTTATAAAAGAAGTTTTTACACCCGTAAAATCCGATTGTTAATAAATTGTCACCATCGACAAGTAAAACGGACATTTATTTTAATTTAAAATGTGAAACTATTCTTCGTCTGAATCCGTAGCATCTGCCACATCATCGAATTTGATATCTTTTAAGTCAGATACCTTTTCACCAAACAATGAGCTAATATACTCTAAGTTATCCTTAACATATTGTTCACGTGAAATTTTTTCTTCTGCCGCCTCTTTTGCTCTTAAGAATCCGTGTGGCGTAACCATAATCTTACCATCAGCAAAAGCAATACCATTAACGTGGTTTTTCATTACAGAGATTTTACTTCTCGTAGCCACACTAATAGTTCTTTTGTTTTTTGTGATTGGTATTTTAGTTGTACCGGCATTCTTTTGATTACCAAATAAGAAAACCAATGTTGAGTTCAAATAAATTGCCTCACCACCTTTTGCTTTAATTTTTGGTTGTCCATAGATGTTGTCCGGTAACTCAACCCAAGGTTGGTTAACAATAATCAATGTATTTGTGTGAGGTTTATCAGAACGACGAGAACCTGAAATACGTTGATTGATACCCATACCAATTTTGTCAGCTAAAGCCGCAGCGTTGTGTTGTTTACCACCCTTACCTTCGTATGTCATCTTGCAAGGAATTGAACCCACAGAATCCCAAAGGAATAATAAATCGTAAGGTATAGTACCTTTGTCTTGAGCATCCATCAAATCATTCATAAAGTCTGTGATTTGTTCGATGAAATCAAAATCATTTTTAAAAATGTAAGGACCTGAATATGTCACTTCACCAGTTTCGGCATCCACTTCTTGTTCAATAGGGATACCCATAATCCTTGCGTGTCCAAAATCAAACTTTTGTTCTGTGATAATAAACACAGGTAACATTCCTTTTTTGATACCATCAGCAGCAGCACCTAATAATGCGGTTGTCTTACCTGTATCTGAATGTCCTAACAACATATTGATATGACCAATAGCAGGACCGGGAATACCCGTTGCATCCAAGAAAGCATCTCCCAAATCTAAGAACCTGTCAGCCTTATATGTGGTTTTAGTTGAATATTTGTTAACAACACTCGCAATGCTTGAAAAATCTTGTTTTTTAATTCCCATATGTTTTGTTTTTAAAATGGGGTGGATATTTCACCACCCCGTGATATTAGAATGGTAATTCTTCATCAATATCATCATCCGCTTGTGGGTCCTCAATTACGGGAGCCGAAGCAGGTGCCGATGGAGCTGAAGGTGCTGATGGTTGTTGTCCAACCGTTTCTTCACCTGTTGAGTTAGATACCCACTTATTTGAGTTAGAATCCCAACGTGGTACCTCACCTTTTGCAACCATGTCTAAGTAGTCTTCACCTTTCTTAGAATAAACATCTGACCACATTAACTCATCTTTAGCCCATGTGCTACCGATATTCTCATCGGTGTGTAAAGGTCCTTTATCTTCAGGAATTACTGAATTAATTGTTGTGTACTCTTTACCATTACCTGACTTAGCTAAGGTTAATGATAAGATTAAGTCACGACCTTCAGTAATACTTGTGATATCACCTTTGTTACGGAAGATTGGAATAATCTTATCTAAGATACCATCTCCTTTTGCGTTGTGTTTAAATCTCCAAAACTTAACACCATCATTCTCGTTATCACGGTCGATAACTTTCACAATGTAGAATTTACGAGAACGATATTGACGAGCTAACTCACGGTCAGACTCAACACCTGTCATCATTAATTCATCATGAATCTCGTTTAATGGAGAACGTTTTCCTTCTTGCTTAGGGTCAAATAATTTAACCCACTTTCCATCCACCTGTACTTCGTGGAAGTATACCTCAACAAATGGCGAAGAACCATCTTTTGTAGGTAGAATACGAATACGTTTTTCTTCACCTCTTGAACCTTTCGGTAATACGGTTGTGAAATACTTCTTCATGCGGTCCTCAGAGGACACTCGATTTGCGTTGCCACTTGTGGCGTTTTTGTTTTTTTCGTACTGCGCTAGTACTGCATCAAATGTAGACATAATAATATATGTTTTTAGTTATGGAACAAATATACATAAAAAAAACCGCATTACGAAATACGGTTATTTTATTTATTGAAAAATTTAAAATATTAACAAGGAACTGATGAGTTAATTGTTTGAGTAGAGACAAGTCCCGTAGTAACCAATCCGTTATTTTTATAATATCCTAAAACTGGTATATCCGTTTTTCTTGAGATTAACCATGAAACGTATGACGGTCCCGCAGCACCAAACGCATATGTGAAGTTACGTTCTGTTGTATTTCCACAATTGTAACCGTTTGTTACTACAACAACAACATTGTTATTATAGCCTACTAAAGAACCTGTATTACCTGTTGCATCAGCTAAATCTGTTGCGCTAATACTGTAGTTATATGATTGAAAAGGTTGAAAAGATGGTGTTGGTGTACGTGTTGGTGTAACACTTGGTGTAACACTTGCAGCCAATGGGCTTGAGGTTGGTGTTGGTGTTGGTGTACGTGTTGGTGTAACACTTGGTGTAACACTTGCAGCCAATGGGCTTGAGGTTGGTGTTGGTGTAACTGTCGAAGTTATACTTGCCGTAGGCGTTACTGTTTTAGTTGGTGTAACTGTTGGTGTTGATGTTGATGTCATCGTAGGTGTCGGTGTTGGAGTCGCACTACGTGTTGGAGTAACTGTAGCCGCAGGTGTACCCGTTGGTGTTATTGTTGGTGTTGGAGTACGAGTCGGAGATGTTGTTGGTGTTGGACTTGGTGCAACCGGATTAGGTGCCCAATTAATTAAATAATCCATATTAGTACCCATAAGAGTATTTCTCTTGGTTACTCTATATCCATAACCAATTAAATCGTCCATCATATCATCGTCCATATAGTCGTTTGGTACGTATATGTGATATGAACCTGATGATGTTGCACCGGTTACTAAATTATTAACATATGATAATGTTGTTCTCGTTTGTGTTGACCCCGTAGTGGCCGCTGACCCTGATATCATTTTATTTTATCTTTTTTCTTATTTGTTTAATGTAAGTAAATATTTTAATTTTTGGAATAACCCAAGCATCTCGTCTCGTAAATTCAAAAGATTAGTATCTTTTTCATCAATACTCTCAGTCCATTGAACAAAAGATTGACATACGGTTTCTAACATCTCTTCGGGCTTTACATCTCCGATATTTACTAATTCAATTGTATTTGTTTCATCGTCTAACTGAAATCTACCATATTGACCCATTGCTTGTTCAACAAATTCGTCCATCAAATCTTCAAGTGCATCTCTTGTATCTGCAAAAGCATTATGTCTTGAAAAACCTTTAGTTTGCCAATGAAATATTTTTAATTGAGTATGTAATCCTATTAGGAAATTTACATTAGAATTTAAATTCATTTTCATTTTCTTCTTCTCCTGTGTCGTTAAACGTATCTCTTAATGTTTCCGGTGTAAAATCATTTACATCGTCTTTAGTTAAAACGTACTCGTTCTTACCACTTGCTCTCATTTCTTCTTGTTTTTGTGAGAAGAAATCAGTTGGCTTTTGATTAAATGGATATGAATCTAATGAACGCATTTCCAATTTTTCTTGTGGAGTTTCAGGTTTCATTTGTTTTACTTCAACACCTAATTGCTCAATTTTTTGAACTAACGTATCCATTTCAGATAATTTAGAAGCTAAATCATCAAGTTTGGTAAATACATCATCCATCTTACTGATAACTGTTGAGTTATCATTTTGTGAACCTTCAATATCTTTTTTAAGACTCTTAGTCATATTAACTAAGTCTGTTATATCAATTTCTTCAGTATCACCCATTGCAGGCGCTGCTGCTGCATCCATAGGTACCGGTGCCGCACCTGCATCCATTGGTGGCATTTCAGCTCCCGCCGCATCTGCCGGTGCTGCCGCTGCATCTAATGCGGGGTCTGCCGGTAACGGTGGAAGTGGGGCTTCTTGCTCCATAATCATTTTCTTAGCGTATTTGTTAATCGCATTATAACGATTCAGTTCTTCTTGTAGTTTGTTTTCTAACATGGCTTAATCTTGTAATAATTGTCTACCGTCATTGGTAATATATTTTTTATTTATTCTTTCGACTATTCCGTCTTTTTCTCTGATTGTGTAACATTCTCCTGTTACCATATCACACTCTTCTCTTTCCATACTATCATTAGAAACGCTTCTAACTTGTTTTGGGGTTAAGAATTGGTCCATTGCGTTGTTAATTCTTGAATTATTCATAACATTTTTATTATAAATATCTGTAATTAGTTAATATTCATTATTCCATTTGAAAATAAACAACATCGCCGTCACTAATACCTAATTTTCTTGCCAATTCGTTAGATAATGCTACACCATATCCTGTAACATTAGGTCCCACATTAATTGGTCCTTTTACATCCTCAGCCGTAATTATAGGAACGCCGGTTAATGGTGTAATTGTAACCTTCTTTTCCATTTTTTTGGGATTGAAGAATGTAACTGTTGATGATAATATATGATTACCTGGTGAGTTATATTGAACATTGGGTAAATCAAATCTTAATGAATAAAAATCCGATTTTGCTGCAAATTTTTGCACTTCTGCCCAAACTATCGCATTACCGGTTACACCTGTTACCACAACATCTTTGGTGTAACTAAAAATATTCATTTTAATATCGGGGTCGATTTCATAATTTGAGCTACCCATTTTCACCGCTATTGCTCTAAAGTATTCAACACCATTAAATGTTACTTTTTGAATATACTTCTCACCATTATAACCATTGTATCTAACGCCAAACTCATTCATACCCGCCTCATTAACAATTTTTTCACCGTTGATAATGTTTTTTGAATCACCAGTGTCAATTGTTAAATTACCTTGAGGTGTGTTAATTGTAGTTTCATTTGCTTTTGGACCGGCAATCATACTATCTGATTGATTTTGTCTTGCTTGTGCTTTAGCTGTAATTTTATCAAACAGCGCACGATAACTTGCCATAAACGAATCTTTTGGATTTGGTAGGGATGCATATGGTATTCTTGTACCTTTAAATGATGTGGTGATTGAATTATTTTTAATGTTATGTGTCACCTCAGTAATCCAATATGAACCTCTGAACATCGGTACATTTTTTAAAAAGAAATACATAGTAGGCTGAATCATCACATTACCCATACAGGTAACATCACATGTATATGATTGTGTTCTATATATGTCAAATAAACCTGTGTCGACTTGTTGTACACCTGCACCATTTTCAGAACGACCTAAATTTTCAAGTACCGCAAATGATTCTGTGGTATTTTTTACTGATGATTGGTCTAATCCCACACTTTTAAAAATATTTTGATTTTGGTCGCCAACACTTACTTCAAAAGCAACTACCTTATTTGATTTAGTCATGTCACCACTACTAAACACACCGGGTATTGTTACAATTAATGGATTGTTATTTGCATCACCAATATCGAAACTATCATTACGGAATAAGTTCTTATCACTTATATCTTTCATATCAAGGTGTTTAGATGTTGGACCTGAGTATTGTACCACCATTTTTGGTGACGACTCTTCAAAGTCAACATCTAAGAATGTTCCAAATAAATTGTTGGCCATCTTTTTAGATGCATTAACTTTACCTTTACTTTGATAATTGGCACCATAGAAATTAATATACGCCGGCATTGCTCTCATATCAAAACCGGTGTCTTGAATTAACATTGAGATTACACCGTATAGATTTTGTTTACTATTGTTTATATCTTCTAACGCCAATAGTTTATCTAATGTAAGATATGCAACGTTTCCAATGTATTTGTTTGCTTTATCTAAGAACATAAATTCTTCAATAAGTAATCTTTGACCTAACGAATTACCTGCAACCCATTTATCATTAAACGATTTGAAGAAGTTATATAATTCAAGTTTTAAGGTTGTTTCATTATATCCCCTATCATATGTTAATGTTTGCGTTAGTGTTTTAGGTTTTAACGTTCCAAGCTTTGATGTTAATGTTGTTAAGAATAAGCTGTGTCTTAATACCGAACCGTTCGTACCTAAGAAAACATTATCTCTTATATATTTTTGGAATGCTGATTTTGTCTGTTGACCGCCCGATTTAACATAACCGGCAAAAATATAAATTAATGGTCTAAACAATAATATATTATCTTCGCTTAATTCAATATTGTTAACAACAAAAAAGTCTTTATAATATGTAGTTGCATACCACGTATCGCTTTCAATCTCATATATTTCAGGTTCGTTACCAACATATAATTTTAATAAGTTTTGATTTTCGGTAGTATATTGGGTTTCATCATATGGATTAACCTCAAACCTCATATTACCATCTAATTCGCTCAATCCCGCCCAAGTATATGCGTCAATCTCTTTTGGATTACCAAGTGTAATTTTTAAAAGATTATTATCACTTATTATTTCTTCGGTTATTGTCTTTAACTTAGCGTTTTGTTTTGTCTTTAGTGATTTTATTAAATCGTCTACAATTGTAAAATTTGCACCATCGGCATCAATAGTTGTCATTTCTTTTAATAGTGAAATGAAATTATCGTGTTTAATGTTACTATAAACTTTAAGCGGGATTTGTTCGCCACTTTTATCACTCGCAAAATCTAAAAATAACTTCTCAAACTCATCTAATATACTTGGACTAAATGTTGATATTAAATCATAAATTTGTCTAAAGTTTACATTAATGGAATATTGATTGTCTAAATTTCTATTTGTGGTATCATCTGATAAATTATATTCATCGTGACTTGGGAATGATAATGAATCATAATTATCATTTAATTTTGTGTCCTCCCATATAATGCGGAAGTTACTTTGTCTTGCGGATTGTACAGTATTATTATTAAGGTTGGTCGCTGTATTATATCCATCTGAAGGTAATAATGTAAA